CCGTAGCGGATGCCACATCTGCTATAATTCGCATAGCATGATAGGAGTTATCTAAATGGCGAGCTTTAACAAAGTAAACGATTTTGTGGTAAACGCAGTCCACAATATGGATCTAGCAAGCGACCAGCTTGCGGTGGCCTTAACGAATACTGCGCCGGGAAGTGAATCAAGCAACCCAACCGCAGATGGTAATGGTATTGTTGGTAATCTCACGCAGATTAGCTATAGCAATGTATCTTCTCGCAACCTGACTACAAGCGCATCATCACAGTCTGGCGGTGTATATAAGCTGGTTGTTGCAGATCTTACGCTCACTGCCTCTGGTACTGTTGGTCCATTCCGCTACATTTATATTTTTGATGATACGGTTTCTTCTCCAGCAGATCCAATCATTGGGTACTATGATTATGGCACCTCATTGACGCTGAATAACGGTGATACTTTCACCTTAGACTTCAGCCCAAGCAACGGTGTCATCCAACTAACATAAGGCAGTATCATGGCGAAGCTCTTTAACAGAGCCAAGATGACAACCAGTACCACGGGCACTGGCACAATCACACTTGGCAGCGCGTCTACGGGGTTTCAGAGTTTCGCAGATGCTGGGGTTAGTAACGGTGACGTAGTACAGTACGTCATTGAAGAACTTTCTAACTTTGAAATAGGCACTGGCACATATACCGCTTCTGGCACAACCCTTACAAGGACTGTGCAAGAGAGTTCAAACTCAGATAACGCCATCAGCCTCGCGGGGAATGCTGTTGTCTTTATCAGTGCGGTAGCCAGTGATCTGAACATCTTGCAGAATGCAGGCTCTACCAAGGTTGCCGCAACATCTTCTGGGGCCACGGTTACAGGTAACTTGGCAGTTACGGGCACGGTTGATGGACGCGATATCGCAACTGATGGTACAAAATTAAACACCATAGAAACCAACGCTGACGTTACGGATAGCGCGAATGTAGGATCTTCTCTCACAGGTTTTGCTACGGGAACAGATGCAGGTTCCTCTGATCTTATTCCAGTCTACGATGTAAGCGCATCTGCTTGGGAAAAGCAGACGATTGCTAATGCAGCGTTGCAGGGTCCAACTGGACCTACTGGCCCCACGGGACCAACTGGCCCGACAGGCCCTAACGGTCCGACAGGCCCCAATGGTCCACAGGGTCAAAAGGGCCAAAAGGGTGAGGTTGGTTCAACGGGTCCGACAGGGCCTACAGGTGGTACTGGACCTACTGGCCCTACAGGGGCTAAAGGTCAAAAAGGTGAGGTTGGCAACACAGGTGGTACTGGCCCTACTGGCTCAACTGGCCCTACGGGTGCCAAGGGTCAAAAAGGCCAAACAGGTAATACTGGGGGAACTGGCCCTACAGGACCGACAGGCCCAACAGGAAATACAGGCGGTACAGGACCGACTGGTCCACAGGGACAAAAAGGACAGAAGGGTCAAAAAGGACAGACGGGTTCTACTGGCCCAACGGGTAACACGGGTCCAACAGGGCCAACGGGATCTCAAGGCCCCACAGGTCCGACAGGAAGCACAGGTGGTACGGGGCCTACAGGGGCTAAAGGTCAAAAGGGCCAAACTGGAGCCACAGGGCCTACTGGTGGAACTGGGCCAACGGGACCGACTGGCCCTAATGGACCTACGGGACCAACGGGTGCCAAGGGTCAAAAAGGGCAGACAGGCTCCACTGGTGGTACTGGACCGACGGGACCAACAGGCCCACAAGGGCAGAAGGGTCAAAAAGGTCAAACAGGATCGGGTGGCAGCACAGGACCAACGGGTCCAACTGGACAGAAAGGTCAAAAGGGGCAGACAGGTGCCACAGGTCCAACGGGGCCAACGGGGTCTGCGGGCGGCACAGGCCCGACAGGACCAACAGGCCCAGCGGGGCCAACGGAAACAACCTATGCCGCGGTTAAAACATATACTACCGCATTTGTTCTTGTAGAAGATGGTGTTTCGATAGCTGGTGGAGCCTCAGTTAGTGGCAGTAATTTAAAATTATGGCGAAAGCTTAATTATGGCCCCCCCTCATTTGATCCTAGTTATGGCGTTCAAATTACTACTCACAATGGGATGACTGCTACTAATTTGATAAGTGCTGGACTAAGCGGCACTTGGAGAATGATGCAACCAAAAGTTGAACAAGTAGCATACCATTATGGTAGCGATATTTATATGGAATGTCTTTTTATAAGGATTTCTTGAGATGACTATTCAAATTACAGAAGTAAGAAACGCTGTTTATACGGACATAAATGGAAGTATAGATTGTGAAATCAATCATCCAGAGTTTGGTTGGATACCATACACGCTGCGGGATGATGACGCAGATACGACAATTAATAATTCAGACTTAAAAACTATCTTGGGTTCTAATATAGCAGCCTATGGTACGCCAACTCAAGCTGAGCTAGACGCAGAAGCAGCCCAAAATGTAAGGGGCGTAAGAGATGATAAGTTGGCAGACGAGGTTGACCCCATTGCTGGTAATACTTTGCGCTGGAGTGATCTTACAGATGAGCAACGTGCTGCATGGGCGCAATACAGAACAGACTTGCTAAATGTTCCTCAGCAAGATGGTTTTCCAAACAGCGTAACGTGGCCGACTAAGCCAAGTTAATTTATTAATGTGGGGGGGCATTTAATGCGACAAAACTGGCAAATGTGGTCTGGCGGTTTATCCGATACAGACCTCTCAACAATTCTTTTGGAAGCTTCAAAGCTTAATACTCAAGCGGCATCAACCTTTAACAATGCAGATACAAGCGTAAGGTCAAGTGAGGTCGCTTGGTTGACTGGCAATCAATCTATTCAAAATATTCTTTGGGGGTATGTAAAGGCGGCAAACGAAAACGCATTTCACTGCCAAGTAGAAAATATTTGTGATATTCAGTTTACAGAATACCACGCCAATAAAGGTGGTCATTATGATTGGCACATAGACGTAAACTGGGATGGCGTCTCTGGAAGAGACAGAAAACTAAGCGTTACTGTCCAGCTTTCAGACTCAAGCGAATATGAAGGCGGCGGCTTTGAGTTTGGAGAATGTCCAACGCCAGACGCCTCATCCCGCGTCAAGGGAACTGTATTAGTTTTCCCAAGCTATTTGCAGCATAGAGTTTTGCCTATCACAAGCGGTACAAGGAAAAGCCTTGTTGCGTGGTTTGAAGGTCCAAGGTGGCAATAGTCTATCAAATTTCCCTGCATGGATCTGCGTATGATGCACGGGGGAAAGACTGGAATGCCGTAGAGAAAGAGACGGGCTGCATTAGAGACGCGCTGTGGCGCGATCCAATACTTGACAGGCCCCTGTTGGTTACTGAGTTTGGTTGCGCGGTTAGCCATCTTAGGGTTTGGCAGAAGATAGCCGCCTCTAATCGCAATGGCATAATCCTTGAAGAGGATGCAGTTTATGAAAGTATTGATCCTAGCGCGGTTGATACTTTACTAAAAGAGTATGACAGCGTTTGGTTGGGATACCGTCTTAATACTCTGGGCTATTGGTATAATTGTCATGCTTACGCTATTAGACCAGAAACCGCCAAAAGATTGATAGAAGGCTACAAGGATGCTATTATCCCTGTAGATGAGTGGGTGCCTGCCAAACTAAAAGTTCAATCGAACTTTTTCTTTACACCAGAGGTGGTTAAGCAGATACCTAGAGAAGTTAGACCAAGCACGATTGAGGGGGAATCAATGCAGGTACATGTACTTACAGTTGGAACAGATCAAAGTAAAATGTGGGCTTTAGAGCAATCTGCAAAAGCGCACGGGATAACGTACTTAAATTTGGGTCGTCAAGTAATTTGGTCTGGTGGCACAATGGAAGCCCAAGGTGGCGGTCAAAAGATCAATCTTGTACGCAACCACCTTGAATCCCTGCATGATGGGGATGTGGTTCTATTTGTGGATGGGTATGATGTTATAATAAACGACACACTGCCTACTATCCTAGAGAGATATGAGGACATGGGTGCGGATATCATATTCGCAGCAGAAAAAAATTGTTGGCCTGATCCGACAATGGCGTCACAATTTCCTTTGTCAACAATCTATAGGTACTTAAACAGCGGCGCGTACATAGGTAAAGTGAGTACGCTCAAAGAGTTTCTTAATGAGGCAGTGCCCAATGACTCTGATGATCAACTATGGATGCAAAAAAGATTTTTATCATCTGACTGGCAATCTACGGCTTCTGCCAATTTAGATTACGAAGGATACATCTTTCAGTGTGATGACGATATTGAAATTATCAATGGTCAACTATCAAACGGCATGTGTTGCCCATGTATTTATCATGGGAATGGTGGAGATGACGCAAAGGTAAGATTTAAAAATATTGCAGATAAATTTGGGTATGTAGAAGAGGCAGAGGTATTATCTCCAGAGTACCATAAAGGCTTGGAGTACAAAGAGGTTGCACCAGAAATACTGGTAGCTGAATTTATGTCAGAGGCCCAGTGTCAACGATACATCGAAGCATCAGAAAGC